CTCATTAGGTGCCGAGATTACGAAGTTCTTATCGCAGAAAAAGCTTGCGTCTATTTTGATGTTGTATTCTTTTTCCATTTACCTACACCCTCCCTGATTTAATTGCCTTAGATATTAGCTTGTTCGACAGAGCATGACGCTCAACGCATTTTTTCCTGTCCTCAATACGTTGTCTTAAAACATCCATCTCTATGTCATGCGCCTTATCTGCAAGGATGTATGCTATCTCGTCTGCATACTCGTCCTGACATGTGCCAGTCTCGAAGCAGTTTTGCCAGTGCCGTAACGCCGCCGCGAATTTCTTGTTATCCATAAACCTGTTCCCCAAATAATCCGAATTGAATAATCATGTCAGCCTGCTCGGCATCGATGTCACATGTGCTGGGGTTGCCTATCTGCATCTTTAGTTCTGCAGGCAGTGCATTGATACCATCAACAACAACACTAAATGCAAGGGCCGAGATAGTCTCAGACTCACCATCGCCCCAGCCCTCATCACCATAGTGAACTATGATAGGAAAATCCCCGATGATATCCTGCCCCTGTTTCAAGTTGTTGCCGCCAGTATGGATGTAATCCATCCAATAATTACAGCCGCCCTCAAGAGCCGTGACCCATACGGCCTCGGCAATCTCCGCCCAGCTATCCCAGCTTGGCGTATACTCAATCTTTATTGTTGGTATCGGCATCTGCTTCCCTCCGTATAAAACCTGTTTGCTTGTCAAAATTTTCCCATGTAAATCGAGCCTGAGTTTTTGTATTTGGGTCTTTGCCCCAGCTTACAAACAAAACATTTACAACCTTGTCGGTCCTAGAAAAATCAACAAACTGTGCTTTATCTTTTGCCAGCACTGTCACAAACTCCCCTTTCAAAGACACTTCAGAACCAACCCTCGGAAGCTGATGACCCTTCGGGTTGTGATATCTCTTGTGCCTATACCCTTTCGGAGGAGTATAATTTTTATAATCTTTCGGCAAGTTTTCTGCGAAATGCTTCATGGCTTTCTCATGGCCCTTCAAAACTTTCTTAGGGGCCGTTGTTAAATCCTTAAAGGTCCATACATCAGACATCTGATTCCCTCCACTTAATTTCTATGCCCTGTTCCCTCGGACCATAGACCTGCTCTGTTATTGGATCCACACCACTTATCGAGTAGGCATTTACCTCAGATATATCCCTGCCCTGTAGCTTGTAGATGTCCCGAAGCTTGAAGATAAAATCCCCTACCTCATGCCACTCAAGGTCAATGGTTGAATGCCGCGTGAACCTTGTACCATCTCCGTGCAACTCGCCTTCTTCAATGGCCTCATCCATGATGGCAATCATTTCCTGTTTGAGCTTACCCATCTTCAAAGCCCCTCTTCATTACAGAGTGTGTCATCCTGCCAGTCTCTCTCCAGATTGTTTCCTCAAGCTCCTCATCATAATTACTTTCAAGAATCTCCACCTTGAGGTCCTCATCTTTTTGGCTGTAGCTCACATAATAATAATAATCACAGAAACTTTGCTCCTCCATTACAGAAGGCACCGAGTCATGATTAAACAAACCTATCAGCCTGCACTCACCACCGTTAGGGTTCTTGTTCGCCGCAACAAAAGCCGCCGCAAATTCATCAGCCTCAAACCTCGGCAACTGCCATGCATATTCTTTTGCCGCCTCAATATGAGATGCCGCACCTGATGGATAGTTATCATAGTGCTTGTAAACACCATATAAATCTTGAAAATCTTCATCATAGAAAAAATATACTGCTCTAGTTCCCATTGTTTCGCTCCATTTCTTTATATAATTTATCTAATTCTTTGGTGTGTGTTTCAATCTTCTGACGCTGTGCATCATACCACCGCCGCCGCATACTCTTATCAAGGGAGGGTGGCGGCGAGGCATCCAGTGCCATCTCTCGCCAATGCTCCACCTTCCTGATGCGCTCAGTAATAGATAGCTTACCCATTGTCCACCACCTGTTTTTCAACACTGAACCTTTCAAACTCATCTTCATATAAATCTTTGTAACATTCCCCAGCATACCAATTTCTGAAGAAAATTTCCTTGGCCTCCGCCTCAGAGTCAGCAATCACCGAAGTTTCATGCAAACAAATTCGGCTAACATTTACTTTAAAAATAGCCATTAGCTTACCCTCCAACCTTCTGCATTTAATAAACCTAAAACATTGTCCAAGTACCGAGGCTCAACAGCCAAGGCATTGCCAAAGAACTGCCATTCAGAACCAGCCTCATACGCGGACCGCGATTCTTCAGCCAACCAATCAGACGCATGGTCATTCTGTGGGCGGACCAAACAGATTGAACCGTGCAACTCGATAAAGAAATCTCCGTCCTCGGTCCAAGAACCTATGTCCTGAATCTTCTGTGCTTCTGTTGTCATATCAATTTTCCTCCGATATAATAAGATAAACTATATACTAATTTATAGGGATTTATCTGATAGTCAACTAAATAATTTATCTAATAGTGTTTTCTGTGAGATTTTATTTTTTAAAATATTTTTTTTGAAAATGGTGATACAAACGGTACAAGTGATACAACCCTTATGGGACAAGGGCTGTAGCTGTATCACTTCTGTATCACTGTAACACTTCACAAGTCTGCTGGGAGTTTGAAATTTGAAAAAAGAAAAAGAAAAACCTGTAGAAAACACTATAGGAAAAGCTGGTAGGCCAGCAGGTCTTACTGAAAGGCAAAGAACTTTTGCTAAGTATTATGTCGAGGGCAGGTACAGCAATGCAGAGTGTGCGAGGATGGCAGGCTACTCTGAAAAATCTTCTATTACTATGGCCTCTAAACTTCTGAATGGGCGAGACTTCCCTGATGTGCCGGAGCTTATAAAAGAACTGAGGCAGGCGGCGGAAAGAAAATATGGGGTGACCCTGCTCAATCAGCTTAAACGTCTTGATGAATTGTCCAGAGGTGCAGAAGCAGAGGGACAATTTTCTGCCGCTATTAATGCTGAGAAGATTAGGTCTGCACTCGGTGGCCTCACAATAGACAGGAGAGAGGCAACCCATGTTCATCAACTCGATAGCATGAGCCGTGATGATATTGTCGCCAGACTTTCTGAGCTTAGAAAATCTTATCCTCATGCATTCATCGAAGGGGAGATGAAAAGTGCCAACAACCGAAGCGAAACTGTGGAGCTTATTGAAGAAGCACCTGCCGAAAAAGACACACGCACAGCGGATTGAAAACCGAGTATCAGAGGGCATGCCTGATTCATATATCTGTATGGATGGCATCCCTATTTGGTGTGAATTAAAAATAATAAAAAGAAATGGGGTTGCCCTGCAACCATCACAGATAGCATGGCATCTCTCCCATTCTAGGTGTGGTGGCGTGTCTTTTTTTCTTGCGTTCGCGCCCTCTGAGGGACTTGCTTTTTTATTTGAGGGCAGTTCTGCATTGGAGATCCAAGGTTCGAGGGCCTGCGACCTGCGGCCCTTGTCCATATGGGAAGGACCTGTGTCCGATGCGCCCTGCGCCCTGCGCCTTATGGCTATAAAGGGCTGGGCTTTGCCTGCGCCTGCGACTTGCGCGCCTATGTTATAGGGGAAGAACATAAAAAATTGGCTGCTCTTTCTTTCCTATTTTTCAGCGTCGCGCAAAATTTCGACAAGCTCTAGGGCCTGCATTAATTCGTCATTGTTGCCGTTCAAGGCTTCTTGAATTGCAAAGCTGATCCAATCTAATTTTTGATAGTCTGTTAAATGTTCCATCAATTCGCCCTCTAGTTTTTAAGTGATTTAGAATTTGGACCATGCGCCACGATGGCTATTGATTTTGCCGCGATGGATGCGCCAGCGCAAAGCTTGCATGTCTTGCATGTTGTCCGCCTGCCTGCTTCTTCTGATGCAGGACAGAGAATCTCGGCACCTTTTATAACGTCTTGCACATTGCCAATAACGCGGAATGTCCGAGAGCCTATGGCCCATGCATCTAGAGCCTGCTTTTCATCGTCCGCCGATATCATAAATCGCGACGGGTCCGCATGAACGCCGGGAACGTTAGTCTGGTGTGTGTATGCGGTATGCCCGGATGATTCAGATAAAAGACTATCCCAGATATAAGACGGGACCGCCGCGCCATCTCCATAGGTGCCGATGCGGACCATGCGACCTGCGCCAAGCTCGGCAATGTCTGTATGTCCTGCCGCTGTTTCGTATCCGCCCGACATGTAATGTTTCCAGACAATTAAAACGCCTTGCGCTAAGTTAACGTAGCATGTCCGCTTTTTTGCAATCTTGCGCTTGGGGTCTGTTGTCGCTTGTCCGCGATGAACACAATTCCCGCAGATAGAATAGTCCCCGCCGGTCTTGCTATTCTCGACCGGACTCTTGCCATTGTCAGCCAAGATATAAGTTTGGACCATGTCACCGGTCTTGCTATTCCGACTTTTGGCAATTGCAATAACTACAATTGGCTCTCCGTCTATGAGTGACGGGCCTTTATATATGATTTTATTTTTCATTGTTTTTAATCTCCATAAAAGTCTTATCTTATTTTATAGGCTAATCAGATAAACACAAGCTTTATTTCTTGCGCCTGCGACTTGCGCGCCTATGTCGTAAAAGAAAACTTGCGCGGCGCTTGCGCGCCTTGAATATAACCTGCGACCGCAGGTTATATATTTAAGAACCAAACAAATAAGGCCCGCGCAAGCGGGCCTTATCTGGGAGAAAACTTTATTTTTCGAGGGACCTCTTAAACTTTTGGAGGTAGTCATCTTTGGATCCAAAATGCCGGACCGCTTCCATAATCCACGGCGCGGCTTTTTCCAGTCGGTCGCGGTTCTCTAGGTCCATGTATGATACGGCTGAGTGAAGGTCACTTATTGCCGTGTATAGGGAAGGGATGCGAGTGTCGGCAATCCCAGCGTCTAATAAAAATTTTTGGTATTCATTCATTTCATTTCTCCTTACCATGTCATGCGGATGCAGATTAGAATTACCATGCATGCCATCCAAGCTAGCAGGAAGTAACCTGCCGCATCTTCGACCTTGCGCTTATCCATTATCCTCTGCCTCCCTTTTTTCTTCCAACCTCTGCCAAGCCCAGTCTGATACCTTGCCCTCGAACAGTCGCTTCAACCATTTATTCTGAGGAATATTATTGGCGTTTGTGTGAAGCCCAACCATCTTGGTCATGAACTCTCTGTCTTCAAACGGGTAGAATTCTTCCCCGTTTTCCCTGACAGCGCGAAGCCAAGCGCCGCCGCTGTTCCGCAGGAACTGTGCTCTGTCACACCACTTGTCAACATTGTCTTTCTTAACGCCACTCATGCCAACTGCCATGGTCCAGTTGATAACGTCGAATTTATATTCGGGCAGGTCATCCCAGTCTTTAACCGATTCTGCATTCCAATTTAAAGGCATTATTTTTCTCCCTTAATCTTATTAGCAAAGTAATCTGCCACACTATCGAGCGAGTCAAAGAACACACCCACTGATATGTGATGACGGTTATAAACATGATAGCCGCTGTATCCATCGGAAGAACCCCTTTGAATTGTGTAGCCGTATGCTGATGCGATTTTCTGTAAATACTTCATGCTTTTTTCTCCATATATAAGCAGTTATATCCCTATATTATCAGATATCACAGAGAGGAGCAAGGGTTACTGGGCCCAGTTGGCATTTCCCACAAAGAAAAATAAGACCCCCGCCCCCCTTGCGCGGCGGTGTACATATATGCGTAGCATATATGTATGTTGGGTTGATAATTTCATTGCTGTGTATTATCGTTCGGGTATGGAAACAGCTACAAATTTAGAGATGCTGCCTGAAGATGTGCTCAAGGAAATCTACCTCCTTGAAGAACAGGCCAAGCGGCTAGAGATGCGTGACAAAGCACAAGAGCAGTTTATGCCTTACGCCCATCATGTGTATGATAATTTCATTGAGGGGACCCATCACAGAGTCATCGCGGAAAAGTTAGAGAAGATTGCCAGAGGCGAGTTGAAAAGACTAATTGTCAATATGCCTCCTCGACATTCTAAATCTGAATTTGCATCCTACTTGATGCCCTCCTGGTTCTTGGGCCGAAATCCAAAGCTAAAGATTATTCAGGCTACCATGAACACTGAACTTGCTGTAAGGTTTGGTCGTAAGGTTCGTGACCTCATTGCTGACCCCAAATATGCAGAGGTATTTCCCGACACTGACCTGAAACCGGATAGCCAAGCGGCAGGTCGTTGGGAGACTAGCGCTGGTGGGGAATACTTCGCGGCAGGGGTGGGAGCGGCGATGACCGGTCGTGGCGCTGACTTATTAATTATTGATGACCCGCACTCGGAACAGGATGCTTTGTCCTCGACCGCCTATGATAATGCCTATGAGTGGTACACTTCGGGTCCTCGGCAGAGACTCCAACCGGGGGGAACCATCATTATTGTGCAGACCCGGTGGTCTAAGAAGGACATTACCGGCAGGTTACTTGCTGCCCAAGCAAAAGATATTATGGCTGATCAGTGGGAAGTTGTAGAATTTCCTGCTATTTTGCCTTCGGGGGAACCATTGTGGCCTGAGTTCTGGATGAAGGACGAGCTACTAAAGGTCAAAGCATCGCTGTCCGTGGGCAAATGGAACGCGCAGTGGCAACAAAATCCTACATCAGAAGAAACCGCGATGGTCAAGCGGGAGTGGTGGCGACCGTGGGAAGAAGAGGAAGTACCCGATCTTGACTATGTAATACAGTCATATGATACGGCGTACTCCAAGAAAGAGACTGCTGACTATTCTGCCATCACAACGTGGGGTGTATTCCGTCCATTTAGAAACAGTGAAGAGCATTTGATATTGTTGGACGCTAAGAAGGGTCGTTGGAACTTCCCTGAGTTAAAAGAGATTGCTCGTGAGGAGTTTGATTACTGGGACCCAGAGCTTATGTTGATTGAGGCGAAGGCATCTGGTCAGCCATTGGCTGATGAAATGAGGTTACTGAACCTCCCTGTTGCTACCTTTGCCCCCGGTCGCCGGAAGGGTGGGGGCGGTTTAGATAAAACAGCGCGTATGCATTTAGTGTCTCCTATTTTTGAATCGGGCAAAGTGTGGTATCCTGAAGGGGAAAAGTTTGCCGACGAAGTTATGGAAGAGGTCGCGTCATTTCCTAATGGCGACCATGATGACTTTTGTGATAGTATGACGATGGCACTGATGCGTTTTCGTCAGGGCGGCTTTGTCAGATTAGACGGCGAAGAGTTTGAGGACGATTACATCCCACGCAAGAGAGAGTATTACTGATGGCAAAGAACCAAAAACTAGGTGCAATGGAACAAGCGATACAGGCTATTGCTGAGTATGAAGCTAGTCCTCTAAAGAAAGAAATACAGGCCCGGCAACAG